GTGTAAGTGACGCAGAATTCGCCGCAGTCACCGCAACATTGCAACCGGGTGAATGGAGCGAGAAAATACATACTAAAAATAAATCGCGCTATGAAATCCGCGAAACAGCTATTGAAGCGGGTTATAAAATATGCGAATGTAACGACATTAAATCGTTCAAGTTTGAGAACTTGAATTATGAGTGGTATCTGCAAGAGACAAGGAAGCTAATCATATGACAAAGATTAACCCGCTCGAACAGTTGATCGCGATTTATGGTCAAAAGTTCCATGAAGCGCTTAAAGCCGGTGACGTGACAAAAGCAATTCGCATGTGTGCCGATTATCAAAATCCCGACACCGGCAAATGGTTGGATTACGGAAGGCGCATTCGTGCGTTTGCATATCGCGTGAGTTTGGAAGCATTCAAAATTCCTGAAATTCCATCCGACGCGATCACAATCAAGTTCACGCCTGAAGCATTTCACAGGCTTCAATCGGACAGCGAATTTCGCTATGAAGACGCAATGTTCCGTTCGATGGACGGGAAATTCAAGCTTTACGGTGTAACAATGCAACGGGTGTACGAATGAACTATAAACAGCTACTCAAGACTTGCAACAACGCATACGCAAAAGCGTTGAAAGCTCATACCGATCCGGAGCTAATCTTGATCGAAATCACCGCCGATGATCTTGCGGAAATTGCCGCAGATCCGGAATTCCTTTTCCTTCACTCACCACCGCCAAACGCTGATGAAGAAAACCGCGTTAACGGCGTTCGCGTCATCGCCAGGAGTGCTTAATATGCGCTACGCCCTTCTGTCCCTCGCATCCGTCGCACTGCTCGCTAGTTGCGTCACCGAGCCGCCTAAGCCGCACGTCCAGCAGATCCCGGCGAACTACAAGGCACAAGTCGCCGCGCTGATGCGATCGACGCTCAAAGACCCTTACAGCGTCCGAGACGCGATGATTTCACAACCTATAACCGTCTCCGGCTTGCTGGTAGGCGGTACGCGCAACGGTGCCTGCGTCCGGTTGAACAGCCGAAACAGTTTCGGCGCTTACACCGGCTTGGAAACCTTCACAGTGGCGTTCGTCAACGGCTCGACCGTTGGACCGTATGAAGGTAGTTGCGAGGGAAATGACGTTCATTGGTCGCCGTTGAATATTGGGGGATAGAGTGACGCGTGAACTGACAATCACTTACACGCCTGAAACCGGGTTCTATCATATCGATAACAAACGAATTGATACGAACACCGAAACTGTTGCGTATTATGCGCGGCAATTGTGCGGCATTCCTCACATCAAGCGACCGCCGCAAGAAAAAGTTCGTCAAGCTTGCCGCGATGCTAAATCACTCGGCAAGCCTATTAAAATAATTATTGCGTGACGACTTGCGCGAATTATAAATCCGTGCGATAAGATAATTACCGCAACGGAGAAACACGGAAATGGAAATCGTATTCTACACCGACAATTACTTTCAAAGGCCGTCACCTTGTAACGATTGAAATAGTTGGTGATAAAATCATGCTTACGTATGAAGGTGATGACGGTAAATATTATATCCATTTGCTTGAAACACTCGGCATGTAATAAATAAGAGGGCGCACATAGCGCCCTTTTTCATTTCCAGCATCGTTGCTTCTTGCCGAACTCACCAGTTGAAACAATCCAGTCGGTCAACTTGGGTTCTTCACGAACCATTCGGACGGGATTATTTGCTTTCGGTGGTGGTGTCCATCCCGCGCAATTCAGCGCATGTGTCTGACATGCCGCCAAGCTTGATACACTTATCATAATCAGGCAGATTTTTAGTTTGAGCATCGATATCACTCCGATTTTGCAGCGCTTGAACCGTATCTTTCATTTGCTGCACTTTACCACTCTGGACGCCTTGATAACGTCCGAATGCGTAAATTGATGCGACGACCAACACCGCAGCGATTGCTTTATAGTACCACGGAATAATCATCGGCGTTCCCCGTTCTGAAATGCTTCGACGCCTTTCTTTTCGCCGTGTCGAGCGACGAAATAGACGCCACCAGCAATACCGACAACACCGAGCATCCAAACCCAACCGGGAACATCGGACGCATAATCTCTGATATTGTCGATATAGCCGCGCGCGATACCGAGATTGGCTAGAATACCGTCGAAAAACGTTCCAATCGAACCGATAGCAGCGCCGATTGCCGCACCGATCTTCAAACGCCAGTTACTCGCCACTTCAGGAGCGGCGGCGCGCACGGTTGCCGCGCTCGCATCGTTACGCGGCAGATCACGCGGCTGCGCATCGTCCAGGGCGTCTAGTAGCTCCTGATCGATATCGCTCGACACCGGCAAATCATGTTCATTGCGGAACGCGAGGATTGCTGTCTGTGTAAGCTTTCCAAGCTTGCCGTCTGCGTTGCCTACTTCGGTATAGCCTAGTTCCTTCAGGCGCTCTTGCACAACGCGAACGGTGGTCGCACCGGTCATTGCCTGCGGAACCGAGACAAGCGCAGCGGGCGCGGCGCTATTAGCGGTCATGAACAAGCTGCGTTCGCGTTGCCGACGCTTGAGCAGAATGGACGTGTCCGCACCGGCTTTTTTCCACACTAGAAACTGATCTGCAGCGCCTGCGTAATCTTTCGCGTTCAGGCGTTTCAGTAGTGTGGATTTCTTGAATGCCGGAACACCGATGTTGTGGATGAGCGAGGCGAGCGCATCGAATTGATTTTGCGTTAACGGAACTTTGACGGAAGAATTTATGGCGTCTTCCGTCTTCCCTAGATCCTGCGCAAGTATCGCGTCCGATTGTGCTGCGGTGATCTTCATTCCCTTTTTCACAGCGGGCGGACCTGCAGCACTCGTATGGCCTACGCCGATCGTCCAGATACCACGCGTGTCCTGATACGCGGTGAGTTTGTTCGCCTCTTCCTTGGTGATGAATTTGCGCCCCTTGGCGCTTACATGCATTCTGTTCATGGTTTTTCGCTACTCCTATAGAATTGCGGCAAATTCCGTTTTCCATCCGTTCGCAACAACATTTTCACCCGATGCAGATAAATGCAATCCATCAATATGATTTACGTCAGCAAGATTTCCCGCTGCATCAACCAGAGCGGCTTTGACGGATACAAAACGAACCGTTGCCGAACTTGTTGACCACGCCGAATGAACGCGCGCGTTAACATCATCAATTTTCGCATTCATTCCTGCCCATCGATTATCCAACATCGTTAAAACCGGTTCATCAACCGGAAGGATATCACGAATAACCCATTTACCGGTTGCTTTCGCAGCCAAACATTGATGCATAGTGGCAATGTTGTTAGCGATTTGTTCATGCGTATAAGGTGCGTTATAAGAAAAATTTGCCAACTCATTTATTCCGGTAGCAAGTCCTATTGCACCTGCTCTAGTAATCAAGCCGCCACGTCCGAGACGATTAAAGCAACGGCGTAACGTTTCACCACCTACACCAAAAGTTTCAACAAACATTCCAAGTTTGAAAGCAACCATATCTTGCACTTGACTGTCGCCAAAAATTGCAATTGTTCCGTCCGGACAATGCGCCATCTTTCTATCATAATAACTAAGCAACGTAGTCATCGCTGATGTTTCTACATCGTTGGGTGGATAACCAAGCGGAAAAGGAAGAACATTCGTAGGCCAAACACCGTTATAGCAGTTTACCGCTGTAGGAATAACTGTGTCAGACGATGGCGGAATATTATTCTCAATAACATCAACAGACGTAGCGATTGTTTCCATACTTTCAGCAATTAAACGTAAAGAATTACCAATATTACCCATGTTTTTAATTCCACCCATCTATAGGAACTGAACATCTTACGAACATAATTGTGCCGTTACCTAAAACAGCACCTGAAACAGGAGTAAAACCGTCACGAGTAGACGAGGCAACACTTATGTTAATCGCAGACGCACCACCTAAACCCAAAACCCTTAGATTGTCTCCAGTCTGTACATTCCAGTTTGCTTCACCGGTCAATGGTCGCCGCAAGTTCCAAAAAGTATCAATAGTAAGTCCGCCATTCGAACCATTGAAACCTAGCGACAATGAAAAGTCAGTGCTAGTTACTGTGCCATTCGTCCAGGACGCTTCTAGTTCGAGATTAGGACCGAGACGGCGCGAACGACAAAGAAGATTTGTAACTGTTCCGACGCCTGTAAGTGTTGGAAGATACGAAACCCAAGGCGTAATTCGTGACGCAGCGGCGTAATAGTTATCTGTACGGAAAATAAAAGCCCGCCATGATGCGGCAGAATTAGCAACCCAAATCCAAGCACTATCACCTTGAT